GAGCAATACAAATTAAGACAACAGATTAAAAAACAATTTGAGCATTACTTAGATCCTAGACAAGTGAAGGCTTTGCAATCTGATCCCAGTCTTTTAAAACTAGGTGGTGAAAAGAAAAGATGTACTTTTTTATTTACTGATGTTCGTGGATTTACTGCTATGAGTGAAAGTATGGAACCCGAACAAGTAACCAAAATTATGAATCAGGCACTCACAATTCAATCGGATGCCGTAAAAAAATATGGCGGTATGGTAGATAAATATATAGGTGATGCAATGATGGCTATATTTAACGCACCTTTAGATTTAGATAATCATGAGCAAGCTGCTGTTATGTGTGCTAAAGAAATACAAGATAATTTTAGATCTTCTGATGTTGGAGTTGAAATTGGCGTAGGTGTTAATACTGGTGAAGCTGTGATTGGAAACTGTGGGTCATCTACTAGATTTGATTATACGGCTATCGGATCTGCCGTAAATATAGCCGCTAGATGCGAATCAAGTTGTAAGACTGTAGGCAAAGATTTAATAATTGCAGAGGAAACTGCAAAAAATTGTGGTTTTAAGCTAAAATCATTAAAACCAATAGAAGTTAAAGGTATTAGTAAACCTTTAAAAATATTTACTTTGGAGGATATATGAAAGCACTACTTAAAAACTTAGTTGGATCAGTAGCACCAACCTTGGGTACAGCACTAGGAGGCCCTATGGGGGGTATGGCTGCTAATATGATAGCAGATGTATTGGGTTGTAAGAACGAACCTAAAGAAATACAAAAAGCCTTAGATAACGCTACGCCCGAACAAATGCTTGAGTTGAAAAAAGCTGAAGCCGATTTTGAAATCAAAATGAAAGAACTTGAAGTAGACGTATTCAAACTAGAAGTACAAGACACTCAAAACGCTAGATCAAATTTTTCTAAAGATTGGACCGCTAGAATAATAGGTATATTTGTAGTAGGTGGATTTATGGGCTACATATTTTTAGTTACCATCCAGCCGCCCGAACAGAACTCAGAGGCTTTAATTAATCTAGTATTAGGATATTTGGGTGGTTTAGCTTCAGCTATTATAAGTTTTTATTTTGGAGCATCTAACACACCCAAGGACGATTAATATGAACATATCTGAAGAGGGTATATCTTTAATTAAAAACTACGAAGGATGTAAGCTAGAGGCTTATCAAGACTCCGTAGGAGTTTGGACAATTGGTTACGGACATACAAAAGATGTAAAAAATGGCGATCAAATCAACCAAGATGAAGCCGAACATTTATTAAAGGAAGAAATGCCTGAATATGAAGGTTATATTAATGATATGGTTAAAGTACCGTTAGATCAATGTCAGTTTGATGCGCTAGTTTGTTGGGTATATAACTTAGGACCAACTAATCTAAAAGAATCTACTTTATTACGTATTCTTAATGAAGGAGATTATGGTGGCGTACCAGAACAAATAAAACGCTGGAACAAGGCAGGTGGTGTTATTCTAGGGGGGTTGGTTAAACGTAGAGAGGCAGAGGCTAAATTGTTTGAAGGTAAGGAATGGAGCAAGGTTTAAATGGCACTACAAAAAACAATATTCAGACCTGGTATTTATAGAGAAGGTACTGACTACGATAATGAAGGCGGTTGGTTTGATTGTAATTTAGTACGGTTTAGAAAAGGCAGACCAGAAAAATTTGGAGGGTGGAGCAAGCTCACAAGTCAGACTTATTTGGGTACAGCAAGAGCCTTACATCCTTGGGTTTCTTTAGGTGGTACAAAATATCTAGGGGTAGGTACTCATCTTAAATATTATATTGAATCCGGAGGTTTATTTAATGACATAACTCCTATAAGAAGTACAACCTCTGCTGGTGACGTAACATTTTCTGCAACTAATGGAGATGCAACAATTACCGTTGCAGATACATCTCACGGGGCAGTTAAAAATGATTTTGTTACTTTTTCTGGAGCATCTAGTTTGGGTGGCAATATAACAGCCGCAGTTTTAAATCAAGAATATCAAATAGCGACTATAGTTAATGCAAACAGTTATACGGTAGAGGCAAAAGACACTTCAGGGACAACGGTTACTGCAAATGCTTCTGATAGCGGTAACGGAGGATCTTCTGTTGTTGGTGCATACCAAATAAATGTGGGGTTAGATATTTATGTTGCTGGTACGGGTTGGGGAATAAATGGCTGGGGCGAAGGATCTTTTGGGAGCGTAGGAGCTTTAAGTTTAACAAATCAATTGAGATTGTGGACGCACGATAACTTTGGTGAAGATTTAATCATAAATGCAAGATCTGGAGGTATTTATAAATGGGTAGAAAATAATGGAGTTGGTACAAGAGCAGTTGAACTTTCTGGTATAACTGGAGCTAATCAAGTTCCAACTGTAGGTTTGCAAGTTATTACTTCAGAAAAGGACAGACACTTGATAGTCTTGGGTGCTGATCCTATATCAGGTACTTCCAGGACAGGTACGGTTGATCCTATGTTAGTAGCCTTTAGTGACCAAGAAAATGAATTAGAATTTGAACCCACTAATACAAATACAGCAGGATCTCTTAGATTATCTTCAGGATCTTCAATAATAGGTGCTGTTAAATCTAGACAAGAAATAATGATCTGGACCGATACATCTCTTTACAGTATGCAATTTATTGGTCCTCCATTTACCTTTGCAGTTAATTTAATTAATGAAGGTACAGGGTTAGTTGGACCCAAAGCAGCCGTTACAGCTCCTCAAGGTGTTTACTGGATGAGTTACAATAATTTTTATGTTTACAACGGTAGCGTTCAAACAATTCCTTGTACTGTTCATAATTATGTTTTTAGTGATATAAACTTAGGACAGTCTTTTAAATTTAACGCGTTTACTATTACTGATAAAAATGAAGTTGGTTGGTTTTATTGTTCAGCAAATTCTACAGAAATAGATAGATATGTAATTTATAACTATATAGAAAACTTATGGATTTATGGCTCTTTGTCTAGAACTGCTTGGCTTGACGCAGGTATAGAAAATTATCCAAGAGCTACAAATGGAGGTTACTTATTTCAACATGAAACAGGATTTAATGATGATGGATCACCTATGACTAACGTATTTATAGAGAGTTCTGATTTTGATTTAGGTGATGGTGAGCAATTTACATTTATTAGAAGAATAATACCTGACTTTAAATTTTTACAAAACAATAACTCAGGTAATATAAATATCGTAGTAAAGACAAGAAACTTCCCAGGAGATTCTTTAACTACTAGCTCAACTAATCCTATTACAGAAACAACTACACAAGCGTATGTCAGAGCTAGAGCAAGACAAATGGTTTTAAGATTTGAATCTGATGATGATGCAAGTGCAGATGGTAACTTAGATATTGGATGGAGATTAGGAGCCACTAGGATAGATACAAGGCCTGATGGCAAAAGATGAGCAAAATACTACAAACTCAGCTACCTATTGCTATAGGAGATGTTAGTCCAGAAACCTTTAATAGGTTAGTAAGAATATTAGAAATTAACTTAGGTGCCGTAGATGTAGATCAAACTAGACAAGTTAATGACGCAGACAAAACAACTCTTAATTTTTTAGCCGGATCTATTATATGGAACACTACTTTGGGCGTTTTACAGGTTTATACTGGAAACAAATGGGTTGATATAGGTGAAAGAACAAACGACTTTGGATTTGAGATGACTGCATCTGTTGGTAAAGTTGATGTTAAAACAAACGGTAATATAACAATTAATGTCTGAGACAGCAGAATTACAAGAATACCAGACTAAAAACATACTTTTAGAACATCCTGCTGATTGGTATATAGATAAAGGCACATTTGATGCGGTTAAACACTCTTTGCCAAACATAATAGATTTTTACGAAAACAAAGGTAATTACGATCCGTCTCAGAATGAATTACACAAGGTTATAAAAGAACCGTTAAAAGACGTATATACAGTTCCATTTTTTTCTGAAAAGTTTTGTTCCATACTTTTAGATGAAATGCGCAATTTAGAGGATTATTATGGGTTTGTTCCAAATCCAGATGAAGATGTATTGCGCCAAATACCTGAAATAACCTTTCAAGATAATTGTCCAAAAATATATAACTCTTTGTTTCAAACAATATATACTATAGGTAATCCAATATTTTTAAGTATTTGGAATAGGCACGTAAATGGTGGCGGAATTCAAATAGCTAATTATAATTTAAAGGATAAAAAACAGGGTGCTTGGCATCATGATGCAAGTGCCGACATTAGTATGGTTGTCCCCCTAAATACGGGTGATTATGAAGGGGGAGGAACTGAGTTTTTAAATCGTGGAATTGTAGAACCATTACCTACAGGCCACGCTCTAATATTTCCGAGCTTTACTCATATGCATAGGGGCTTATCAGTAAAATCAGGAAATAGGTACTTACTTGTATTTTGGTTAAAATGTATGGAAGAATAGGGTAGAATTTAAAAATGGCTATAGTAGATAACTCAGGAACAGGTTTAGCGGCCCTGGGGCGTAACGAAGACCGCTTTATGGCTCATGTTGCACCAGGCGAAATGGTGGTCCCACCAGTCATATCTGACAAGACAAGATCAATAATTAGGAAGGAGATGGCCGCTGTAGGTCTAGATCCTAATCAATATGTTGTTGGTGAAGGTATGTCCATAAACCCAATTACAGGACAAGCAGAGTTTGGTTTCTTAAAAAAAATAGCTAAAAGTGTTAAGAAGGTAGTTAAAAAAATAGCACCAGTTGCAGCCGTAATCCC